TTAAGGCGAAGGTTAAAAAGTGAGGATCATCGAATGCCAACAAGGCACACCCGAATGGTATGCCGCTCGCCTTGGTATACCAACCGCGTCCGAGTTCGACAGTATTATAACGCCGAAAAAGGGTGATCTTGCCGCTGCTCACGAGGGCTACATCGATCAGTTGATTGATGAGTCCGTGCGTGTAGATGCTGAGCGCGCCTTTAAGGGCAATCAACATACGGAGCGAGGCAAGGAGTTAGAGCCAGAAGCGCGAGACCTCTACGCGTTTCTGCGCGATGTCTCACCACAGGTTGTCGGCTTCATTCTCAACGATTCCGAGGATGCGGGCTTTAGTCCAGACTCCCTCATTGATGACGATGGTGGTCTTGAAATCAAGTGTCCCGATGGTCCTACGCATGTTGGCTATCTTCGTGCTGGAAACATTCCAGACAAGTACAAGCCACAGGTTCACGGAAGCATCCTTCTGAGCAAACGCAAGTGGTGGGACTTCATGTCTTATTGCCCCGGACACAAGCCACTGATTGTTCGTGTAGTGCCGGACGCATTCACCGAAAAGCTAGCCATGCATTTGAATTTCTTCGTAAAAAAGCTGGCTATAGAAAAACAGAAATTACTTGGAGAGACCAATGGGCATTAAGACCAAATTCGATGCGGTAGCCGCCAAGAAATATACCAATGGCGGAGACGAAGAAAAGACGCAATGGATCAACGTTGGTCGGGGCGTCGAGTGGGATGAAGGCGGCATTGAAATCGAGTTGAACGCCGTTCCTGTAGGCGCGTGGTGGAACGGTAAAATCAAGCTATTCGTACAGAAGCCAAAGAATCAAAACAGTGCATCAAATCGTTCGCCAGCAGCATCGGTCGATGACTTTCAAGATTCTTCGATTCCCTTTTGATCATGGCTCAGACCTTCCTACTTCCCGAAAAAGACCGTGATCGCATCGCTGCAAACATGCATGCGTTCGTCCTTTCAACGACGCCAGGAAAGAAGGTTCGTGTGACTGTAGAGGTTTACCGAAAGTCACGGTCTAACCAACAATCGCGTTACCTCAACGGTGTGGCATATAAGCTCTTAGGCGAAGCCACAGGATACGAAAGAAACGATATTAGCGAATATCTTTGCTTAATTTATTTCGGCGGGAAAGATAAGAAAGTTCCAGGTGGTAAAATTGTCCAAGTTCCACTACGCACAACAACGACAAACGAACAGGGCGAGCGCGACGTTATGAATACGGTGGACTTCGCGGCCTATGTGGATTTTGTGCAGCGATTCGGCGCTAAGCATGGTGTTTATATCCCCAATCCGGATGAGGAATAATTTATGACCCGCGAACAGAGGTTGAGGGATTTGGTTGCGGAGTGGAATTCTATTGGCGATGAGTACGGTCCGAACTTTGACCGTAATGGCGTAAATATCTTTTGCTCTGATGAACTCGAAGCCATCCTTAAGGAAGGAAGTGAGGAATGGTTGCCAAAAAGACTTATGGAATATGAAGGAAATGAATATGCTCGGGGATGGAACTGCTGCTTGGAAACGATTAGAGATTCCATCTCAAAACAGATGCCTAATGGGGTTGCGAAATGACCCACGCACAGAGACTGATGAAGTTGGTTGAGAAGGCTTGCGTTGCTCATTACGAAAACTGGTCAAAGTTCCATCAATGGGAGCGTGAGGCTTTTCGTAAACATATGCAGGTAACTGTCGAATCCATCCTCAGCGAAGAGAGTGAGGGATGGTTGCCTTGGGATGAGAATAATCCTCCTGATCCAGGTGAATATTTCGTTTACCACTCGCGATTTATTCAGCCCGGTGAAAAACTTTGGAGTTACAGAGCAATCGGATATGGGCCGAAGAAACATGACGTCATTTGGTTTAACGACGGAAATCGTCCTGCTGACGGACCACCTGAGTTTTATTGCCCTACCCCTAAATTCCCCGGATTGAACACATCATTGGAGGAAAGCAAGTGATTCGATTAATTACTAAAAGCCGACTTAATGACGTGATCACACGCGCAGAAATAAAAGGCTGGCATGTCGGGTACTGGGAAGGGCGACGCGACTTGCAAAAAGAATTCAATGATCAATGGGCATGGGAGAACGAACAGCGCGGTTTCGATGCCGCCCTAGACAAAGGAAACGAGCATGACTAACCCGACCTCCAGTGAAGTGCGTGAACGCGTTAAGTGGGAATATGACAGCTGGGGTTCTACTACTACTACGCAGATGCTCGAAAGCTATGCAGACCTCCTATCCACGATGGAGAAGACGGAGCCGGCAGGGTATCTGTATACGTTACACATGGAGGATGGCCAAACGTCAAGCCTCTACACAAAGGTCGATGAAAATCCATTCGGCAAGTGTGGCGAAGATTATTCGCATGAGTATCACGTTACATCGAAGCCGATGTTCTTTCACCCAACCATATCCACCGAACAAGCCACTCGCCCCGCAGCGGATGGTGATCTGGTTAAGTACCATCCGGCGCCGAACGCAGCATCGCCTATGGTCCCAAGTAGCCCAACGCACAACCTGCAAGTTATCGGGTCAAAAATGCGAGATGAGATTGCTGCAATCATCCGACTTGCGGATGGTGAGTCGGTAGCGCAGGGGTATGTGACTAAAGTTGGTAGTGGCTATACCAAGCCAAATCTTCCCGTGGGCAGCTGGGAAAATCGTGCATTACTAGCTGAAGAACTTTGCCGTGCATACAAGATACAGATTGATCTACTAGCCGCCCAGCCTCGCGCAGTGCCTTTTATAGAAACTGCGCCTTTTTACTGGACCCATGGAGGTGACGTTAAGCAAGACACCGACACTGCCTATTGTGTTGGATGGAACGATTGTCGAAATGCCATGATTCGCACCACTCCATCCGATCCCCTCGCAGTGTCACAAGACGCTGAGGGTTAAAACCCCACTTCCCAATATATCCACACAGCTGTCGTTACCGGAGGTGATCCCGCTAGCGTGATGTAACGCGCTTGAATACCAAATGTAGTTGCCGAGAAAATACCCGAAGGTGTCGCATAGACGCCTGCCGCATTACCGATATTGACAAGAGGGCTAATGGAGGCGGCGAAGTTAGAGGCTGAGATTAAACATAAAGTTCATTAGTCTAGACATCAACTATTAGGGAAAGGGGCAGTAGGGACCGAGTAGTTACTCGTTGTATAGCGTGCGATACCGTTAGTGACACGCGACTCATCTGTGTAACCTATCCATCCTAATTGTGCGGATTCGCCCATGACATTTCCACCCGTTATGCTGCTTCCAATGTTTGCTGTTATCGTGGTCGAACTTTGAAAAATTCCGTTGACGTGGGCATAAACCAAACCGGATGATCGACACAGGCTATAGAAAAACCAATTAGCGACACCCGGCAAAACAAATCCCGTTAAAGCATTGGCGCTATTTATAAGACAGCGTCCTGACGTTGGGCTGTCCATATAAAGCGCCAGAAATTCATTGATGCCACTTTGGATGCTGAAAGCAGGTGAACCACCGGTTGAAGATGACGTATAAATCCAGCACTCAATGGTGAAATCCCCCGTAAAAAGAAAATCACTCGTAGGCGCATTGAAAATAAAATCCGAACCAATTGCGTTGTATCCGCTGGTCGATCCAAATTTAGATTGTGTGTTGCTTGTTATTGGATGCGCGGTAGTTCCCCACGACCGAGCCGGTATTTGGTCAATAAACGACGTTCCACCGTTAGCTCCCTCAAAATGCAAAAGAGAAACGACATAGGCAAAATAAGGATCAACGGGTCCTACAGCTTGATGATTTTTGCGGCAACGGGCGGAAAGAATGCTCATAGAATCTGCCACGTATCGGTAGCCACTTGACGTGCATAACGTGAGTCATATTGCGCCGTTGTTGCGGCTCCCCACGCATCGACAAGCGTCACGCCTGCGCCACCCGCAATAGTTACGGCACCCGCGCCCCATTGAGACACCATGATCTGCGAACCTACCGGGGCAGCGACAGAACTATGCGGCGGTATCGTGATCGTGGAGGCACTGGCGTCGGTAACTTGAATGTCTTGAATCGCGCCTGTCGTTGGGAAATCAGTCAGCAGTAGCGTGTAAGAACCTGTTTGCGCGTTGACGGTAATGAGCGACTGCCCACCTCCGCCGCCACCCGTCGATGGTGCCCATATCGGACTTCCCGAGGCCAGGGTAAACACATAACCATCTGTCGTTGCGCCAAGCCGCATGGGCGCACCTGCCGTACCGCCAATGATGACATCGCCTACCGTCGTCATGGGGTTAGTGAGCGTCGTCCCTCGCATGGCTGAAACGGTCGTCTGCGCAGTCACGCCGCCTTGTTCAATCGGGACGATTTCAGTTCCCGTGAGCGTACCGGCAGCGGGTAGTGCGTCAAATTTGATATATGTCGTCATGGGATCATTATCGCGCCAGTATCGGTGACAAACCCTTCTACGCCATCGGGCGAGAGGACGTAAGCGACCGTGGCCGCCCCTGCGTTAGTGTAGCGAGCATCGGCTAGCCAGTGGAAAATAGCCGGCTGACCAGCGGCAGAACTCGCGGGAGATGTCCCGGCGACACCAAATGCACCATCCCCCGTGTAGGTTATGCTGGATAACGTCCAGTCCGTCGCTGTACTGGCGTTTCTGACCATCGCATTGGTTGCCGACGGGTTATACAAGGTGACGGCTGGCGCAACGCGCTTGGTCGTTTTGAAGCTTACTGAAGCGACAGCCTGGAAAGCCGATGCGCCCACCACTTGGGGCACATACACACAGCCAGCGGTTCCGGCATTTTGAGCTGGGATTGTGGCTTGCGGGAAAGACTTTTCCAGAAACCGCTGGCACTTTTCCAGTTCGTTCGCATTGTCTGGACGCGTAAACGAGGCTGGAATTGTCGTCAGTGAAAGCGTGCCAAGAACAAAGGTTCCCGACTGATGGCCCAGGCTATCGGTGCGTGAGTCGTAATAGGCTCCGGCATCAAACCAGATGACCACGGCCAGCCAGTCGGTATCAGGCGTCCCTAGCGGCACTGTTATTTCAGGGATAGCTACGGGAATACTGACAAGGTTAACCCCAGCGGCAAGTGTGATTTTGGTTGTTCCAATACCGTCAACCGATCCACCACCGGTGCCCATGTACTGCACGAGATCAACGGCAATCGTCAGTGCAGACGCCACATAGACCTGAAACTGCACAAAGGCCGATTGTCCCGCCAGCGTGCGAACGCTTTCGATAAGCTGAAGATATTGGCAGAAATCGGTATCGGCTGAGCCTGCACCGACAACGATCTGCGTCAGGTATTGTGGATCGCCTTGAAATAGACCTAGAGCGGCGTTGACGCGGCTTGTAACGGCTGTCGCACCCTGCTGAAACGTCAGCCAGCCATCGGCGGTGTAGCCCGTGCCTGTGAGCGTCGTAGCCACCTGCCAGTTTTGCAGCCATCCGTTAATCAGGTAGTTCTGTCCACCACCACCGGATACCGGGAAAAGGGTGATGTCATCCACACGACCCTTCGCATCCACAGTCACCACGGGATAATGACTGGCATCGCCATATGTCCCCGCCGTCACACCGGTATCGGACAAGTCAAGCTGCGCCATGTCATCAACAAAGGCCGCGCTGAAGACCTGCCAGCCACGGTTACCCGCTGTCAAACAGCCATAGAACGACAAGGCAGGCGGGGAACTCGTATCACCGATCAGGGAAATCTGCACCAAGCCGCCGACCATGCTATTGCCGGTCATGCCGATAGAGTCTTGGGCCTTGAGGTTAAAGCCGCCCGGTATCGCATTGACCTGCTTTTGGAGCGCCGTGATTTCAGCCTGGATCGACGTGGTGTCAATCGCGTTTAGGCTGGCGAACCAATCGCGCCATGAACGCGTCGCTATCCCCCCCGCTTCGGTAACGGGCGATTGCGCAGAAGGGAAAAGATCGTTACTCACGCCACATGAACGCCCGTGAGAAGGATCGCCAGCATGTAGACCGCAAAGGCCATCGGAAGCCAACCAACGCGTGAGGGAACGTTAAACGCGCCAAGTAACGCTAGAATCAGGGCAACCAATACAAGAATCGTGAAAAGAGTCATGGTTTTTTCTCTGGTTGAAGTTGGGCAATCTTATGCAAATGGTCGATATCGATCTTGAGCGCTGTCTGCAATGCTAGGACATAGGTAGCCATGGTGCCATTGTTAAGCGTTTCGGGGAAATCGGGCATCTGGCACGGATCAGGCGTAACTTTCGGACAAAGCAAGCCGTTTGGTATGGCCTTGTACGATGGAATATATTTTGTGACTGTTTGCGTCTTAACGGCTACCGGCGTTGGCGCGCAACTGGGAAGCCACGGAAATATCAACAGACACAACAGACCACGCTTTAGATTCGGGATGATTGGCATAAATGCTTTCCAATGTGGATTGCGCTTTCTTGGCTTTCGCCTGCTGAAGTTGTGCGTAGTCATTTGCTGCGTCAAGGTATGTCTTGGAATTAGCGACTTCCGTATTCATTGCGTCAGCCCATCCCTTGTTCGCTAACTGTAATTGCGCAATCGTTGCCAGATTCGTTTTCTGTGTGTCTTCAAAGGCCGTTACAGATGCTTGCAGGGTTGAGGCATTCTTTTCCTCATGATCGAGACGGATCGTCTGTATGGCGCAGCCAGCAACCAGTAGAACGATGGCATAGACATACCAGGGAACAATCGCCCACCACTGACCTGTGACTTCTTCTGCTGTCGTTATGATGCTCATGGGACATTTAATCCTTGCAGACAAAGCGCCTGCTCTGCTTGTCGTCGGTTAAGCAAACCTTGAGATTTTTTGCCACCTGCATAGATATATAGAAGCATGTCGTTGCAACCTTGCAGTGTGTAGCCCTCGTTGATTTTTCGAAGTACCGAAGATCGGTTAAACGCGGTGTCACCAATATTGTAGCCAAGATCAGCCATGGCAGCACGTCGTGTTTCCGGTACTAAAACTTTGAGATGATCATCTACATTTTGCAGCGCATGCGACATGGAACCTTGGAACATCGCGGCGCACTCTGCGGGTGTAGCAGTCATTCCTAGATAAACACCTTTAGTCTCACCTGTGCAGATCGTCGGAACGCCTCCAATGTCTTTGTAGGCCTTATAGCGAGTACCTTCAAAGTAAATGCCTAAGGCTGACGCAATAGCAATCGCCGATCCACCGGTAATTTTCAACCATGGCTTATTGGTCGCCATCGGTAGGCCGGATGTTGTTCTGTTTGATGATGCGAGCTAAGCCACCAATAAAAAAACCTAGTCCGCACAGACACAACGTAAGACGGAAACCGAAAATTCCGATGAACTGTGTCATCGTTGCGCTTAAGGTTAAGCCGGCGACAACGAAAGAGAAAATAACACCACTTCCGGCAAACCAAACGGACCAAAGTTTTCCGATAGTTTTCCAATCGTGAACAAGCTCAATCTTCATGCTTGTGCTCTGTATTCATGGATCATCTGGTGAAGATCAAGTAATCCCCAGCGAAACTTATCCACATCAACTACGGTAGGTATCTTGAATATCTCATCGCCAATATGTTTTTCTACAATCTCTGTAGCGTCATGCAATATATAACAAATAAGTGCCATCTTTTGCTTTAGTGGGTCTTTCTCCAACAGCATCTCAATGCCTGATTTGAGATTAACTCTAGCATTCTCTACAAGCATCAGCATGGCTTGTGGTGCATCAGTATACTTATGAGCGTAAAATAACAGATCAGCCGCTTTGATTAGGGGTCCGTAAGACGGATGATCAAACAGACTTTTAGCCATCAGACAGGCCCAATCGCTAGCCACTGAAAGGCTATAGCACTGATAATGGTATGAGAATTTGGTATCGCTGCAAAACCTGTGTCGCCATAAGCGAGAAATCCACTGGCTGTAAGGTTGCAGCAGTTAGTCGAAAGAATTCCTTCGATCGAGGTTGGCGACTGATTATTTGGCGTGGCTGCGACAAAGTAAGGTGTTCCACTGAATGCGATGGGAAAAGTGACATTCAAAGAGGTGTTACTCGTTCCACTGGCTGGAAATGTTCCATTGCCCCATTGAATACGAGTTGTACCAACTACGATGGAGCCTGAATCTCCTGAAACAGGCGTGGCTGTCGTAGGTGTTTGCCAGAAAACGGATGTTCCATCGGTTGCAATCGACTTACCGCTCTCGCCCGTAGGATCGGGCACCTGTAGGATCGTATCCCACGCCAAAACAGAGCCGTCATTCGTCAGCCACTCGCCAGCCACAAGGGATGGAATGGTCTGGCCCGAACCTACATCTGGCTGAATATTGTTGAACGTGCGCGGATTTGCCCCTAGTGAGTCCGTAATGACAACCCCGTAAGCTGCACTTCCCCAAATATCAGTAGTCGGAACGCCCGAAGCATCCAGAACAACCGGGTTAGCATTAGGAATCGTCAGCGCTTGATCTGACCATGTGTTCTGCCGTGTGGTCAGATCGGTTTCGTAGAAGTTTATTAGACCGCCAGCATTTACCGAGCCATCGGATAGGAAGTATTGTGGAAAGGGACCAAGCGGGCGATAAGATGACATTATTTTGGTCCAATATTGTTGGCGGGAATCGTTGCCGTAATCGGGTTTTGGTACTGCGCGATATTTCCGAGATTAGCCGACAAGATGTTAGGCACAGCTTGGGCTTGTTGCGGCATTAGAGCGTTGTATAGTGCCTGACTTCTAAGTCCCGACTGAATGCCTCTTGCAGCCAACAAGGTCCCAGCAACGCCTGGAAGCGCTCCTGTATATACGCCCGCACCAATACCGCCTAGCGCACCCAAGCCTTTAAGCGATTCAACTCCTAACGTACGCGCTGCGGTTCCTGAATCAGGAATGGACTGTTTAAGAAAATGCTGACCGATCATGGCAAGAGTGCCCAAATCGCCACGATTACCTGTCGCCATCGCATTTTTACCTGCACCTGACGCAGTTATAACGCCCATAAGCTGACCAGGTGGGATATTTCCGTCCTGCGCCTTGGCAACTAGTGGTGTGAGCGTCTTGATGTTCTGCCAGATGCCGCGTGCGTCGGCCAATTCAGAAGCGTCGGCTGGACTCATTTGGGACTGTATGGCATCACGCAATTTGTCCTGCAAAAGGCCAGCATGATATGCCAATGGACCGTCAGATGCTGCCATGCGTCCCAAAGAACTATCGAGTCCCTGAAATTCTTGGCCAGTTATCGGCTTTGTTCCGCCATTCGATAGATTGACTACCTGATCGACAGCCGAACGGAGCGGTTGAGCATTAGTTATGCCAGTTTCCCTCACACCAGTTTCAGCAATCTGATTTAAATCATGCACAAGTCCCGGATCAACGCTAAGCGTATTATTCCCTAAAACATTATCAAAGCGCTGACTTACTGCCTGTTTAGAAGCCTGAAATACATCTGGCGTGACCTGAGGCGATGAAGGAAGACCAATAGTTTTACCAACCGCATTGTTAAACTGGGTTTGCTGTTTCGCCGCATTGGCAGCCGCACCACTAAACGGGATGATGCTCGTCGTGGAATCGGCTAGTTTCATCGGTAGCGACTTAGAAAGTTGCGGCGCGGTAATGTCTATGCCCATATCTGCCGCTTGCTGTGCGAGTGCCTGACGCGTTGCAGGAATGGCGCCAGCCAAAAACCTAGCCGTAGCCGTTCCAGCCGCACCCGCACCACTTGGCAGCATGCCGGCGCCGATGCCAATAGCCATTTGAGCACCGGGACTTAACCCTGCTTCTTTTGCTAGGTATGATCCGGTTGATCCAGACGTTGCCGCTGCGAGTTGAGTGCCAGGATTTGCAGCGAGTGTCGTTCCAATATTTGCCACAGTCGGACTCACTGCACCAGACAACGCACTCCCCAGCCCAACACCCGATACTGCCCCTCCTAGACCTTGGGACAAAGCACTTGCATATCGTTCTGATCCATTCTGAGGCGTGACTTGCGGTACACCCGCCGCATTCAAGGCCATATCTGTAGCTTGTGACGTATTTCCAAGGCGATATTTTGGATCAATTCCAAGACCACTTTCAGCCGCATTGACGCCATACACGATAGGGTCATTGACAGCGCCGATAAGGCTAGTTGCGCCATGCGCCAAAGCGCGGCCAGTCAACGCCGTAGCGCGGCCAAGTTGATCGAGTGCCGATGGGTCTTGCGCTGGTGTAGAAACAGAAGGCGATACGGGTGAAGTAGACGAGGCAGCATCACCCTGCATCGAATAACCAGGTGGTGGTGGTGGAACAGCCGACGCAGTTGCAGTCTGCAACTGATAACCATCTGGCGGTGGTGGAATCGATCCGTCCATTATTCAGGCACCCATGCAGTTCCATTCCACACAACGGCATGCCCCATCGAATTGACGGCACGCGGTTGAGCGGATTGATTAGGCAAACCCGCCGTGCTGGTCGCAGCACCCATGCCACCGGGCTTGGAAAACTGCGGTAGCTTGTTGTTCGGGTCAAGTCCGATAACTTTCAAGGCATTCGCCTGAGCCGCACGGCTGAGCAATGACGTACCCGGTGACGCCGGACCCAAAACGCTGTCGCGCTTGTCCTGCATCTCGTTGACCTTGTCATTCATGAAGGCGGCAACTTTGGCGAGCGCCACATTCCGGTTAGGATCATTCGGGTTGAGATTGGACAACATGTCATCGACCTCACCCTGAGATGCAACGCCACCCTTGATCATCTTGGAAGCCTCACCCGCAAGCAGGGTTTTCGCCTGATTCCATGCCTTCAGAGCGGGCGCAGACATAGTATTAGTGGCTGAACCCAACGCATTCTCCACGGCATTAACTGCACCGATATTATTAGGAAGGCGACTTGATATGTCCGCCATATCACTAAGGTGATCAAGCGCAGTTTGAGCCGCTGTTAGCGTACCGCCCGACTTGCCAACAGCACTCGATGCCAGATCGTTCAACACCGTCTTATTCTGATCGTACTGCTGAGCGCTGAAATTCGGATTGATCTGCATGGCCCGCTGGATAATCGGCTGCAATGTGGGCTTCGATAGAGAATAAGCACTCAGAGGCAACTTATAAGCTGCCAAAGCTTGCGCTTCCGCCTCATCACCAGCGGATAACGGTGCATCGGCATCGCCAGCCAGTTTACCGGTTGTAAGATACGATTGATGCTGGTCAGCATTCACAGGAACGCCCTGCTTAATAAGCTGCTGAACTTCAGCTTCGCGCTTCTGAATAAGGTTTTCTTGACCTAACTTAGCCGCAGCGGAATATTCACCCTGGCCAAGCGGCGAAGCTGCACTACCTGCATTACTCGATGCGGCACCATTCGCCTGAATAGCCTTATCTACATTACCTGGACCAGCGTTGTAGGCAGCAAGTGCGGCAGCGGGATCGCCATTGTATTTGGCAAGCAACTGGTTGATGTATTGCGTACCGCCAGCAACGTTCTGTTGAGGATCAAGCGGGTTTTGCACGCCAAGACCTGCCGCTGTGGCAGGCATAAGTTGCATTAAACCTTGTGCGCCGGCTGAGCTAACCGCGTTCGCATTTCCGCCCGATTCCTGCTTGATGATGGCTTGAATAAGCGCTTGACTGGCCGTACCGTCTGCATTGGTCGCCGGTTGACCGCCAAGGTTCGCCAGCACTGAAGGAACATATTTCTGCGTTTCAGGCGGTAGCGCGGACAAGATGCCACCACCTGGAGCTGGTTGATTCGGCTGTGCCGTACCTGCGCCAGTTGCGGGTGCTTGCGATACGCCGCCTTGTGAAGTGGCCGCACCGATGGGAGTAAACCCTTTAGTGGTCACATAACCTTGCGCAAGGATAGGCTGACCGTCTGGCCCCGTTTTGCCGGTATTGTAATTATCGACGTATTTAGGCTGCTCAGACGCACCCGGGCCCTGATATACGACCTTCCCGGTAGTTGGATCAACTAATGCTTCACCTTGCCCCACCTTGACCGGAGATGCACCAGCTGATTGTCCAAGCTGAGCAATCTGCGCCTTGATTGACGTCAATCCTGGCACAGCATCCGCATAGGTATCGGGAATTTGATGACCATTAGCCTCAGCAAGTGGCGCAAGATAGGGTTTCACAGCCGCCTGATACACCTGCTCTTTAGCAGCGTCTGTAGGCTGTTGATCCATATAATTCATCGCATTGCTAAGTCGCGTTAGCTGCGTATTTCCCGCGTTCTGATAAGCCGCTGCTTGTGTCGGATCAATGGCTGCTACTTGTGCGGTTGCCGATGGATCGCCAGCAATCACTTGGGGCGCAAGAGAACGTATCTGTTGCTGATCACCCAAGGCTTGCTGATACGCCTGCTGTTTCTCGGCATAGATATTATTGGCTTGCGCCGTCTGCTGTCCCTGATTGAAATTTCCTACAATGTTTGCAGGATTAACAGCAGTCGATTCATCAAAAATATTAGCCATATCGATCCTTAGGAAACGTTGTAACCGTTACCGGATGAGCTTCCGTAAGTGGTCGGCGTGTAACTGCTCTGATTCTGCGTATATTGTCCGTAAATGTTTCCAAGCTGTCCAAGCGTGCTATTAACCGCATTAGCTTGGCCGGCATAACTGGATGCATTGGCTTGACCAATGTTGTTTTCCTGCGCACCGATCTGGTTCGCAGTCTGCTGACCTACGCCAGCAAATGCACTGGATGCCGAATTACCTTGCTGCGCCACACCAGAAATCTTGTTCCAGTAGTTATTAGCGTACTGCGTGGCAAGTCCCTGACCAAGCGAGATTGCATCAGCTGTCTGACCACCACCCCACACGTTGCCAGAAGCCGCACCATTCGCTGTAGAAGCTTTCTCACCCTGACTCAGGGCGAACTGGTAATCCGGTGAATTGGCAAATCCTGAGGTATTTCCAGAGAGATACTGATTCTCAAGGTTGACAGCATTCGAACCTGCATTGAGATACGGCTGCGCATTAGCCGTATTCTCTCCATAAATTTTGTTCTGTTCGGCAATAGCAGCATTAGACGCGTTGGTCTGCGCCTGTGCACCAGCACTCGCGGCGTTGGAGGACATGACGCCTGAGGCGAGAGCAGCGCCTCCTACAATGGCTGCGCCCCAAATTTCCGCCAGTTAGCTTGCATTCATAATTTTCATTATGAAGCCTCCGAGTTGTATTTTCATAGTGAGCTTGTTCATGCGAATTCACCTGCCGCGTTTAACTTGTGAAAGTGGCTAACCCAGACCAATCGTCCTGACTCGCTATCCTTGCCAATACCTTCTAGCGGATACCGCGAATGAAACAAAGGCGCTTGAAATATCAGCGCACGGTTCTTTTTACCACGCACCATGTCCGTCTGTATCCATTTGTCCGGATCGCGTGAAACCATATCGCTTTTCAGTTCGTCCAGAATGCCCATCGCTTGCATTTCGGCAAATCCTGGCATCGCGTTTAATCCCGTGCGCTTATGCGTGAAGAACGCAGTCCCTGATTCTTCTTCATGATTGGTCAGATATGCCACGCACGTATGGTTCCCCGACTCCCGATCACTGTGTATATACGCTCGTTCCATGCCTTCATTGGTGACGCGGAAATACATCGTATTGGGTACAACCACGCCATTAACTGCCCGCATGATTGAGGCGACCATAAGTGCGTGATCACCCCAAAATCCCATGCCTTCATAGACTGAACTACCTACTTCACCTTTATTTGGTCGCCACGTATCAAATCCAGCAGCAAACACCGATGACTTGACGCGATCAAGTGCCTTACAGAAGTCATCGACAACGAGATAGCTCATCCTACGGTTCCTTGAAGTACTGCTGCACCACCCATCAAATCTCGCCTACGTGGGCTGGAACAACTCACACGATATGTCCGGTTATATGTCGATCCTTGGCGTGTAAAAACAATGCGCTTTCCATATTCACCGGTTGCGCCAATATCTTCCTGATCCCAGTTGGACCAATTATAGCCACCATCGTCTGAGTATTGGATACGAACATAATGATCCACATCATCCGACAACTGGCCAAGCGCCATAATCAGTTCAACCCGTGAAACAATCACGCGATTATGGTTATTAGACAATACACCGTTGGTGCGCTCAGAGATGAAATTGATATCACCCTCAGTGAATGTATCCCAATCAACAACCCATAATGTGCCATTCTGAAAATCACCGGCAATCCACTGGTTATTCCA